GTGACTGGAGTTCAGACGTGTGCTCTTCCGATCTACAACTAAGACCGTGGCTATCGTACCTGCTCAAGAAGGTATGGAATATTCCGAGTTAACAAACACTACTGGTACATCAAATTTATCTGTAGATGAATTAAAAAAGCTGCGTAGGCAGTTTGATGATGAAGTGGCTGACATTTTAGGAATTCCAAACGCTTTGATGCATGGTGATATGGCCAATTTGGAGAATAGTCAAAAGATGTTTAATACATACTGCTATCAGTCGCTTGTCAAGAAAATGACAGATGGGCTTAATTTTGCACTACTTAGCAACAGTGAGTACAAAAACAATAAGCGCATCAAAATTATCGGTGAAGGACAGAGAGATAAATTTGCGCTTGCTCAGAGTATTGACAAGCTTATTTCTTCTGGCTCTATGCTGATCAATGAGGTTCGTGAGGAACTTGGCCTTGAAGCTGTACCGTGGGGTGACAAGCCTCTAATCACTAAGAATTATCAACTTGGTGAGGATATAGAGAAGGGAGGTGAAAAAGAAGATGAAAGTAATTCCGATTAAGGGAACAATTGTTTCAAACAATGATGTGTGGATCTACGACCTATTTGGCTGGGATTACACAGCACCGAAAAGTGTCACGCTCCCAGAAACTGGTGAGCCTATTGAAGTTCATATCAACTCTGGTGGTGGAGATGTTTACGCAGGAAGTGAGATCTACACCGCTTTGAAATCCTATCAAGGGAAAGTCGTTGTGAAAGTTGTAGGTATTGCCGCAAGCGCAGCAAGTGTCATTGCTATGGCTGGTGATGTGGTTGAAATTAGCCCTACTGCTCAAATCATGATTCACAATGTATCGTCTAGTGTAAGCGGTGATAGTAATACGTTGCTTCATGAAGCTGGTGTTCTTGAGGGGTTTAACAAGTCAATTGCAAATGCTTATGTAGGAAAGACAGGAAAAGCATTGGATGACCTACTTGAACTAATGAACAAGACAACCTGGTTTGACGCTGAATCTGCTGTAAACAATGGATTTGCTGATAGGATCATGTTTTATGGAAATGAAGCTCCTACATTAGTAGCTAGTGAAACTCCAACAATTCCACATGACTTTATCGACAAAATGAAGGAAGTGATGACTCCAGATGTCGATAAAATTGCTGAGTTGGTAGCTGACAAGCTAGAAGCTCGCAAAATGAAAAATGAGGCTTTTGAAAATAGTGAATTTGTACAGAAAAAATTTAATATTCCAGAAAGTCAAAAAGATAACTCAAACAAGACTGTGCCGAAAGGGTTCAGTCTTTTCGCATTTTAGAAAGGAAAACATTAATGCCAATGAAATTATCGAATGAATTTGAACAAACTCGCCAAAATTTCTTGAACGCAGTAACAAACGGTGCTCCTCAAGAAGAACAGGCAAAACTCTACAACGAAATGATTGAATCCATGACATCTGAAATGATGTCACAAGCACGTTCTGCTGCTCACGAAGAAGTTTCTGCTATGAATCCGTATGATGCAAAAATGTCTTCTGAAGCTCGTGAATTCTTCAACGCTATTGATAAAACAGCTCCTGTAGGAGTTGAGAAGCTCTTCCCACAAGAAACTATTGATCGTATCTTTGAAGATATGGTTAAAGCTCGCCCATTGTTGGAACAAATTGGCTTGCGCAATGCTGGTATCCGCTTGAAATTCCTTAAATCAACTCAAACTGGCCAAGCAGTTTGGGGCAAGATCAACGGTGAAATCCAAGGCCAATTGAAACAAGAATTCAGTGAAGAAGAAACAATTCAATCTAAATTGACTGCATTTGTTGTGATCCCTAAAGATTCTGAAAAATTTGGACCCGCATGGTTACAATCTTTCGTCTCTACACAAATCACAGAAGCATTTGCAACTGCTTTGGAAGCTGCGTTTTTGAACGGTGACGGTAACGATAAGCCTATCGGCCTTTCTCGTACACTAACAGGAACAGTAGCAAGTGGGTCAACAACTTACGCTGAAAAGGCTGTAGAAACAACAAAACTAACCTTTGCTGATTCAGCAACAGTTGTCAAAGAATTGACTACTGTATACAAATATCACTCTGTTAAATCTGACGGAACAACTCCAGTCGCAGTTGAAGGTAATGTCGTGATGGTTGTCAACCCAGCAGATGCTTGGGATGTTAAAAAACAATATACCTCACTCAATGCACAAGGTGTTTACATTACTTCAATGCCATACAATTTGATTTTGGTCGAGTCTGTTGCACAAACAGCTGGCAAAGTTACCACTTTCGTAAAAGGCCGCTATGATGCACTTGTTGGTGGAGGAATCGAATTTGGACGCTTCACTGAGACTTACGCTCTTGAAGACTTGAACCTCTACACTGCCAAACAATTTGCTTATGGTAAGGCACAAGATGAAAAAGCTGCTGCTGTCTGGAAATTGGAAATTAAATAATAGGTGGTGACACCAAATGGAAGACAAAAAACCATTTCATTCGCTTCTTGGAGCCTTCAAGAAGCGAATGAAAATCTTTCATGATGCCGAAGACGAGAATCTTTCACGTATGTTGACCTCATCTGAGGAAGCTATTTTTGATTTGACAGGGGCAATCGATCTGTCAGATAGTCGCACAGAAGAGTTAGTCTTGGAACGTGCGAGATATCTCTATAACGACCAGGTAGAGTTTTTCTTTGCAAATTTTCAAGGGGAAATTCTAGAATTGTCACTAAAAAACCACTAATAGGAGGAAGATAGTGCTAGAAGTAACGCAAGATTTCTTTGATTTCAAAGAAAGTATTGTCCGACATACTGGAGATGTTTTTCAAGTTGATGAAGATCGAAAAAATGAACTATTAGCCAAGTTGCCTGATTTTATCAAAGAGTATAGTATTGTTCCTTTGACAAAGTTAGATGAAGAAGTAGATGATGCAGATGAATAAGCCTGATTTTAGATACAAAAAGCCAGAAGTAACTACAAGCGAGCTGAGGACTCCAGTGGAGTTTTACACCTCGAAGATTAGCGATGGACTTCATGGTCGAGATGTGAGTTTTGAAAAAGTATTTTATACTTTCGCAAAAGTGTACTCACCTAGTCTAAAAGACATTGAAATTTCAACTGGAAAATCTATGGAAGCGAGGATGACTCTGAAGATCAGGGATCCTTTAACAAGCTATCAGCCAGACAATAGACATTTTGTGCAAGTAAATGATCACCGATTAGAAAATAAAAAATGGCAGATCATTGATATCCGTCCAGATTATGACAACCGTGATTTTTTAATTGTTGTTATAGGAGGAACGCCAAATGACTAGTGGTGCAACGTTGGTAGGCTTTGATGAAGTCATCAGAAACTTGGAAGCACGACTTGGCGATGCAAAAGTGAGAAGATCAGCTAATAGGGCTTTGAAAGGCGCAGCAAATGAAACTCTAGAAGACTTCAAAGGGGCTTTGGAAGTTTTCAAGGATACTGGTGAAACAATAGCAAGTGCAACAGTCGGAAATGTGACTGGAGCTTTCGAAGGAGTTCCAATGGTAAAACTTGGTTTTGGTGCTGGCTCACGTTGGCGATTAGAACACTTGAATGAATTTGGTTATGCTAAAAAATCAAGCCCAAGAGGTTTTGGCGTGATTCGGAGATTTTCAGAAGCTAATCGTGAGAAGTTCAAATATAGGTTAGCAACTAAATTGAAAGGGGAAGGACTTGGATGATGAAAGATAAAATATCGGAAATCTATGACGCTTTAATGCATGATGACAAACTTTCAGCCATCACAATAAAGTCGTTTAAACGTCCTGAAACTTTAGAGGATGATCAAACTAGTATTGTTATCATTCCGCTCGGTCCACCAATTCAAAGCGATCAAGGAAGCAATACAAGCTTATCTAAAACATTTCTCTATCAGATTAATGTTGAATCAACAAATCATATTGAATGCAAAGAATTGCAAAGAATTGTTGAAAAAATAATGGAATCGCAAGGATTCTATCAAATCTCTGGGGGTCTTGACGAATGGATCCCTGAAATTAAACGTTATGTAGACGCTAGAACCTACAAGGGGAAAAGCAAACTCTATGACGATTATTAGAAAGGAAAAATAATATGACACAACAAAAACAAGGTACAGCAACAGTCGGTTTTAAAAGCTTGACTGTCCGCATTTTGGATGGTGCAACTCCAACTGAGGGAGAAAATCTTTTTATCATTCAAGGTAAGAAAGGTGAAGGTGCCACCCAAACAGCTAAAATTACAGGATTAGCAAACGATCCTCAAAAAACATTCGGAAGCAACATCGCCTACCACGTAAACAACCGTGGTGTCGGTGATTTGAAAGTCGAACTCGGCTTGCTTGATATTCCTGTTGCTCTCTATGTGAAAGCACTTGGATATGAAAACGATGATGATATCCTTGATTTTGGTGCCGATACTGTATCAAAAGATGTTTCGATTCTTCTTGAATCCAACACTGCTGATGGTGGTGGTGCTTATTATGGTTTCTACAAAGGAAATCTTTCAATGGATGCTATCGACCTGAATACGATCAAGGACAAAGCAGACGAACTTGCAACAACTGATGTTTCATTCACTGCTGGAGCAAGTACTGACGAACAAACTAAGAACAAGTATGGAACAATGTACTTTGGTAGTGATCAAACTAAGATCAACAAAATGAAAGCTAAACTTGGAATGACTGCTGCTGCGTGATAATTGGGGCATCTAGCCCCTTTTATTTTCTCTCTATGTAGTTGTAAACCTTTTCAAATCTTGTTATAATAAGATATGGAGGTTTTGCAATGAAAAATAAAAAGGTTATGTTTTCAGCTGTATTGGCGATTATCATTTTATCGGTTATAGTCTTTTTTTCTATTTCACTAGCTAATTCAAGCAAGGAACTAGCAGAGACACACAAAGAATTGGAGAGTGTCAAGGAAGAAAAAAATAGGATCGAAAAAGAAAAAGATAAATTATCTTTGTTTGTTTCAAATGTGGATCACGGCTTATTTTTGGAAGCAAATGATTTTGCAATGAACTTAAATAGCATTATTTCATATAAGTTTGGTGAAGGGGTTCTTTTCGATAAGACTTCAATAGCCATAGGAGAACCGAAGAAACAAACTTCTGGGATGATTGCAATGGACCATGATTCTAGTAGTTTTATCCCCGTTACAACGACAGTTACTATTAAGAATGATGATACAGCAAACATCCAGATCAATTTAGGTAAATTTCTTGCAAGCGATGATAAAGAAAATTATTTAGCATTCGATTCTATCATTTCAAATGAAAATACTGTTGCCGTTGAATCAAAAAATACAATTGTTGTACAAGCTGGGAAAGAAGCTACTGTCGCAATCGTTTATGCAATGAATAAAAATAAAGCAGATAACGAAGTCAATAAAGTTGAATTCGCAAAAACATCGTGGACGAAATAAGAAACACCCGTCAAGGTGTTTTTTATTATAGAAAGGATAACAATGTCAAAAATTACATTCACTATGAAAAACGAAGCTGGAGAAGATGTACTATACTCTAGTAAAGAAATTACTACTCGTGATTATCGTGATTACTTAGTATTGAACGATTCACTCACATCTGATAAAACAGAAGTTGAAAAGCTTGATGAGCAGTTAGGATTTATCGCCTCATTGTTTGAAAATGTAACGGTAGAGCAATTATTGGAACATACTGATTTTGCCAAAATTATTGACGTATTTACTGATATCTATGCTCATCTTGTGGGTGATGTAGACCCAAAGGAGAAAAAGTAGACCCTAAGAATGCTTTGAAACACCTCTACAAGTTTGTCAAAGAAGTGGCTGATGGCCCATATAACATGAATGTACATGATATTATGGATCTGAGTTGGGAAGATCTTATCAACATTATCGACCTGAATGAAGAACAGCCAACAGAAACACCACTTGATTTGTCTGACATTTTCGGAGAAGTTGAAGTATAAAGCCTCTTTGGGCTTTTTTTGTTTGTAAAAGGAGGAAAAATGGCAGGTGGAACGCCACTAGGACAAATGTATATCGAACTAGGGCTGGACGTGTCAAAGTTCAATCCTAGCTTAACAAGTGCTAAAAATGCCGTAAAATACTTTCAAAACAATGTCAAGGCACTTGATAGCACTCTAAAAAACAATGGTAAGAGTACAGAACTCCTAAAAGCAAAATACAAGTCTTTAGGACAAGCCATTGAAGCACAAAAAAAAGTACTCGATCAAATGAAGCAGAACTTCGACAAACTTGATCCTGGTTCAGCTAAATTTGACAAAGCCGCTGCTGATATTGAGCGTGAAAATGCCAAGTTGTCAGCAATGGAAGGGCAACTGTACAAAGTTGAACAAGCATTGAAGGCTGTAGGCCGTGAAAATAGCTTTTCAGGTAAAATGGAAGCCCTCGGGAAGAATTTGGTTAAAAGTGGAGATCACATTCAAACATTTGGTAAGAAAGTTTCTGATTTTGGTGGGACATTGACAAAAGGTGTCAGTGCTCCATTGATTGCAAGTGCTGGATTTGCCTTAAAAGCTGCAATCGACTATGAAACGGCATTTGCAGGAGTCAAAAAGACTGTAGATGGAACACCGCAACAGTTTGATAAGCTATCTGCTAGTATTCGTGAGATGGCAAAAGAAATGCCATCAAGTGCAGTTGAAATTGCAAATGTTGCAGAAGCAGCTGGACAATTAGGGGTGCCAATTGGAGCAATCAAGGACTTTTCTAAGACCATGATCAATCTTGGTGTCTCTACCAACTTGAGCTCTGAAGAAGCAGCATCATCAATTGCTAAAATCGGTAATATTATGCAAGTCTCTGGAAAAGATCTGGGTACTTGGTCTGCACACTTTGGATCAGCAGTAGTAGACTTGGGGAACCATTTCGCAACAACCGAACGTGATATTGTCGAAATGACCAATCGTTTGGCGGCAGGCGGAAAGCTTGCTGGATTAACAACGCCTGAAATTCTAGGGCTCGCTACTGCAATGAGCAGTGTAGGTATAGAAGCTGAAGCAGGTGGGACCGCAATGAACCAGACACTTACTGGTATCGGAAAAGCTGTTGCTGGAGTTGGTAAAGGAGCAAAAGAAAAACTTCAACTTATCGCAAGCACAGCAGGAATGACAGCAGAACAATTTTCTACTGCGTGGAAGCAAAAACCAGCTGAAGCTTTGCAAGCATTTATTAAAGGACTCCAGAAAGCTCATGAAGAAGGCAAAAACATGGACGGTATCCTTGATGAACTCGACATGTCTGGAATTCGTCAAGGGAACATGCTTAAATCACTAGCTTCTGCGTCTGACAAGATGGGCGAAGCTGTCCGTAGGTCAAATAGTGCGTGGAAAGAAAATACAGCTCTTACAAACGAAGCTAAGAAACGTTACGAGACAACAGAATCCCAGTTGAAGATCTTTAAGAACCAGGTAACTGATCTGGCAATTGAATTTGGTGGTCCATTGTTAAAAGCTATGAACTCAGGCTTGCAGGCTGTGAAACCATGGATTTCAAAACTTGCTGATATGGCGAAAGCTTTTAGCGAGATGAGTGAGTCTCAACAGCAAAACATTATCAAATGGGGTCTCCTTGCAGCAGGAGCTGGACCAGCATTGTCCATTCTTGGGAAAGGAATCGGTGTTATTGGTGGAATTACCAAAGGAATCGGATTTTTAACTCAAGGTATCGGAAAAATCGGTGGTGGCTTCTCAATTTTAAGCAAGACATTCCAGCTATTTAAGGAGGGGAATAGTCTAGCCTCTTCATTCAAAACAGCCACTTCTAGTATCTTGTCAACTGGAACTGCTGCAGAAGGAGCGGCTGCAAGCGCAGGCAAGTTTGGGTCTGTTGTAAGTCTCCTCGGAAATCCAGTCACTTGGGGTGTCCTTGCTGGTGGCGCTGCATTACTGTACATTGGCAACATTGCACAAAGCATGGCAGAAGCGAACGACCGAACTCAAACATGGGGAACATCTGTCAATAAGGTGCAAGCTGAAGAATTAACTAAGCTGAAAGCTAAAGTAGACGATGCTCGCCAAGCCATGATTGGTTTTGGTAATGGTGGAGCGCAAGCGGTCGAGAATGTACGTAAGAGTGTCCAAGGTTTGTCAGATGATTTGCAAAAAGCAGTCGATAAAGATCTTGAGAAAACTTTAAAAGGTCTTGAGAAAATTGGTGCTTCTGATGAAATCCAAAAGCGTGCGGTCACGCAAGCGGAACAGCAAAAGAAGAACATCCAAACAATGACAGATGAAATCATCCAGATTTATCAAAATGCTTCCGATCAACACAGAAAGATCACTCGTGAAGAACAATCAGTCATTAATGATTACGAAAACCAATTCATTACCAAACAATTGGAATTGCAGAAGTATTCTGCTGATGAACGAACTGCAATTGTAAAAGCCATGAATGGCCAAATCAACGACCTCAACGAGACGCAGTTATCTCGTGGTGTTGGTGTTGTTGAAAAGTGGATCAAGGACGAAAACAAGCTCTATAAAGAGCAAGTTGAAACTTTGAAAGATGCTCACGCTAAAGGAATCTACAGTCAGTCTGAATACAATCAGAAAATGGAAGAACTCAACTCACAACATAAGGCTAAAATGGAAGCCTTTGGTCGTGAGTATGCAGCCCTCCAAAAACGTATTAGTGAGAAATCCGCTCTTAAATTGAGTGATGATAATCAACGAAAATACTACTTTGAAGGTCTGAGAAAGACTTTTGCTGATCTTGGTCTTGACTATGACAAGATGATGGCTAAAGCTGATCAATTTTCTGAGATTGTCGGGCGCTCTTCTGGCATGGTTGCTAAAAGTTTGGAAAATATGTCTGCAGAAACTAAGGATGCTAATCTTGCTTGGAATAACTTGGTATTTGATCCTAAAACTGGACAAGTCAAGACAAATGCGCAAGAAGAAGTGACCAAAGCTCTTCAAGCCGAGAATGGCTGGGAGAATATGCAGTTTATCCTCAAGCATGCAAATTTGGAAACAAATGCAAAAATGACCATCGGTGAAGCACTTGTTGAAACTGGCAAATGGAATAGCTTGTCTGTACAAGAGAAAGAGCTTGTTGTTGGTAACAATCAAGGAATGAAAGCTGTCCTTGATAGCAAGACATTGCTTGAACAGTACAATGCTATGCCGGCAGAAGTCAAAGAACTCTTGATGAAGAATACCGACTTCCTTTCGTCTGGTGAACGTGCGACTGCCATCATTGAACGCTGGAACACACTGACACCAGAGCAAAAAGAGTTGATCTTGAAGGATGCTGCAAGTGATAAAGCTGAACGTGTACGACTAGCGGTTGACTCTCTCACTGGTATGGCTCACGTAGTCAATTTGGACGCACAAGATAAGACGCAAAGTGCTATTGCTAGTGCTATGTCTAGTATCTTAACACTACCGACAGATCACAAGACGGACTTGATTGCAACTCCAGACGGGGTGACGCTTGGAACTAACCAGGCTATGGGTGCTTTAGGTTTATACAATGGATTTGCTGTACCAACGAAGCCATTAACCGCTGATCCAAGCAATGCAAGCAATGCTGCACAACAAGCGATTAACAAACAACAAGAGTGGAACAATACACCAAGTCCTGTTAAGCCACAACTTGGAGATTTGACTGGCGCAGTAACTGCTGCGCAACAAGCAATCTACAATCAAAATGCATGGAATAATACTCCATCTCCTGTCAAGGGAATTAATGCACAAGACAATACTGCAGGTCCTGTATGGAGTGCTCAAGCAAACATTAATAGTGTACAAGGGAAGACAGTATACCTTGATGTCGTTCAGCGTATTATTGGAGGAGCAGCAGCGATAGCGGGAATTCATTTGAAAAATGGTACCGACTTCCACGAAGGTGGACTTGCTATGGTCAATGACCAGAGAAATCCGAACTATAAGGAAATGGTGACATTTCCAAACGGTAGTTCATTTGTGCCAGAAGGTCGTGATGTCATTCTGGATCTTCCTCGTGGATCAAAAGTTTTGCGTGCCGACAAAACAAAAAGATTGATGAAAAAACTAGGGATTTCAAAATATGCAACTGGCGTTGGTATTCCAGAAGATGCAAAATTTTTGAAAGAAATGGAACATGCAAGAAAGCAATTCTCATTCACTAGCGAGGCTGCAAATAGTTATAGTGGTGAAAATATCGTTGCTGAGATCGCAATTCTGAGAGCAAGTTTAGAGAAGATCCTTACTGCTATCCTTGAAAAGCCATCAGATACATACTTAGATGGCGATGTCTTAGCTCAAAATAGCTATCAGAGGTATTCTAAAATCATGGCAAGGGAGGGAATCTAATGTTTAACATGATTATCAATGGTTTTAATACTGGAACAATCCCAAACTGCTATGTGACAGATTTTGGAGAGGACCAGAGCGCAACACCTAGATTTGAAGCCAATACAATTTATGGAGCAAACGGGGACTACAACCTATATGATGGTGCTTATGACGGATATGATAAGACAGTCAGTTTATATGTTGTCAAAACAAGTGAAATTGAAACCATTATCAATCAATTTAAGCCAGAAGAAAATAAGATTGAGTTTAGTCATCGACCAGGTTCTATTTTCTATGCTGACTTTCAAAGTGCATCGTTTAAACAAAACGGAATCCACGCTTGGTCTCTTGAAATTAAGCTTAAGATGCATCCATTCAGGTATTCAAACGATGAAACAGAGCTTGTTTTAAATGGTAATGGTACTGTAAATAATCCAGGAACTGTCTATTCAGAACCGATTATCACTATTGAAGGCAATGGAGATGTGACACTTACAATTGGAAAGCAAGTCATGGAACTTACAATCGATACAAAAGCTGTAATTGATTGCCGTCATAAAAGACAAAACGTTTATGACAAAAACGGAAATTTAAAAAATACATTAAGGACCAGAGGAGGTTTCTTTGAATTAGTTCCAGGAACTTCTGGGGTTGTCGTATCGGGAACAGTTTCAAAAATCAAAATCAAAGGGAATTGGAGGTATAAGGTATGATCTATCTACAAGAGGGAAATTTTCCTCTTAACGAGGCTTTTAGTCCAGAAATCTTTCAAGAATCCAACAGTACTTATCAACTTACTTTCAAATTCCCTACGTCTGATTCAAAATGGGAGCTGCTCACGCCTGAAACTGATCTAGTTGCAGACGATTTGCATGGAGAGCAGTACTTTACAATTTTTGAAGTGGAAAAACAACATGGTTATATCACTGTCTACGCAAATCAAATTGCCACACTTTTAAATGGTTTTTCAATCAATACAATCAATGTTGATCGGGTGAATGGTGCCACTGTGATGAATGCACTTGTTTCAGCTTTCAAAAGAGAAACACCATTTACATTTTTCTCTGACGTAACGTCAAAGCATACTCTCAATCTAAAAGATATCTCAGCGATGGAAGCATTAGCAAAAGACAAGCATTCCATCGTTGGACAGTGGGGTGGAGATCTTGTTCGTGATAAATACAGTGTCCGATTGCTTGAACATGGTGGGATCGAAAACGAATCATTGTTTGCCTATAAAAAGAACATGAAGTCGTTTCAAGAGTCGAAGTCCACCAAGGAGTTGAGGACACGGATCCATTTTAAAAAGGTTATTGAAGCTCACGAGGAAGGAAAGAAGGATCAGATCCTAACCGTGACCGTTGATAGTCCGCTGATTAATAAATACAAGCATATCTACGAAGCAGATATGGAAGTACAGGATCAGGATGTCGTTGATCAGAAAACCCTTGAAGAATATGGGAAACGCTATTTTCACGAGACACTATGCGACATGATTGAAGAAAGCCTTGAAATTGATGTTGTAGGCCAGGCAGATCAACCAGTACACATGTTTGATATAGTGAGCATTTTCCATGAACGATATAATGTTGATATTCGCAAGAAAATCACAAAATATAAGTTCAATCCAATGAGCAAGAAGCTTGTCAGCATTGTAGATCGGAAGAGCGTCGTGTAGGGAAAGAGT